GCTATGGTTATCGTAGACGCATCTGGCCGCCTACGAGTGAGAGCTATCTGTGTCTCGGCCACCAGCCCGCCTCCCGGGTTGGTGTGAACCCGAAGGGAGCGGACATAGATGGCTGAGGCAACCGAATCCGAAGTCGTTGAACTAGATGAGGACGGTCAGCCGAAACGCAACTGGCGGCGAACTCTTGAAGACAAGGCGAACACAGCGGAAAGCCAACTGGCCGAAGCAAACGCCAAGATCCAAGGGTTCGAGCGGACAGAAGCGTTCCGGTCGGCAGGAATCAACCCGAATGACACTCGCCAGGCATACTTCGTAAAGGGGTACGACGGTGAAACCGACCCGGAGTCAATCCGGGCCGCAGCGGTCGAAGCAGGGTTTCTCACCGAAGGTGGGCAAGCCCAGCAGTTTGGGACGCCAGAAGTGGTTGCAGCACCCGGTACGGGTGAGGCGGTCACACTCCACCAGGAGCTAGCGGCCCAGCAGAGAATCGCTGATGCGGGGGTTCAGGCACAGCCGGTGATTCCACCGGACCTGAACGAGCAGATTCGTGCCACGACCAGCGAAGTCGAACTAAAGGCTTTGATGCGTTCTCACGGATACGAGTTCGACGTTCAAGATTAGGGGCCTCCTGTTCCCTAAGGACAAACAAACAAGATGGCTTACACGCAAAAGTCATCGGTCGCGTCCGACCAGGTAGCGTTTGAACAGCTAGCGTATTTCGCTCTCAGGGCTAACACCCTGCATGAGAACTACGCGACGGTGAAGGCCACCCGTCAGACCCATCGCGGGTCCGGGGTGACGTTCACTATTTACGCTGATCTTTCGCAGGCCAAAACGGCGCTCACCGAGACTTCAGATGTCACCGCAGTTGCCCTCTCCGACAGCACCGTCACGGTGTCTCTCGCAGAGTACGGCAACGCTGTGGTGACGACGGCTGCCCTTCGAGGCCAGTCGTTTTTCAACGTCGATTCCGACGCGGCGAACATCGTCGGATACAACGCAGCCGATTCTCTGGATCAGGTCGTCGCAGACCTGCTCTACGCCGGCAGCAATGTCACACATGTCGGGCAGTCAAGTCGTGGAGCGTTGCTCACCAGCAACAACTTCACATCGTCGGCTGTCAGGGAGGAAGTCGCGGCGCTTCGCACCGCTGCTGTTCCAACCTTCAACGACGGCTACTACGTCGGATTCTGTCACCCGGATGTGGCTTACGACTTCATCGGGCAGACCGGTGTAGCCGACCTGCGTTCGTTCCAGATCCGTCAGGAAGCTGACAAGGTTCGGAAGGGTGTTATCGGGACGTTTGACGGCGTTACGATGATCGAAACCCCCCGTGCCCTCCTGGTTGCCGACGGTGGTTCGACCACCAACGATGCCTACGGCAGCGTTATCATCGGCCAGCAGGCGATGGCGAAGGCTTACTCCACCATGTACGGGGCTGACCCGTCGGTGGTGTTCGGTCCTGTGACCGACAGCCTGCGTCGCTTCCAGCCGGTTGGCTGGTACGCCATGTGCGGTTACGGCCGCTTCCGTGAGGCTGCGATCCGCAGGATCGAGACAACCTCCACTATCGGGGCCAACAGCTAGTCCCGGTAATAGTCGTTGACGGGGGCCGGAGCGGGGCGCAGATGCTTCGGTCCCCGCCAACCACTAGGATGATGCTGTGCCGAACAAGACGAAATCGAAGAAGCAGATGAAACGGCGTAAGCCGCGTAAGGTCCGTTACTGATGGGCAAGTATTCTTCTGTTGGTTTCCTGGTTCGCCGTGGCACTTCTAAAACCACGAAGATTCGTAGAGATTCCGACGGCCAGTTCGGCGGGGTCCAAACCGAGCATTGGGATGGGCGTTTAGACGCTAAGGTTGTTCCCGAGTCGGTTGAACTAAAAGTTGCCGTAGGAGGTGACGAGTAGATGGCAGTAACAGCTTCGGGCCTGTTCGTTCTCACCTTCCGAGATATTCTCGATTCAACACAGATGGCGGTGGACACCGGGTCGGATACTTTCAAGTGTGCGATGATTACTAACTCATCGACACCCAACTTTGAGACTCACGACCATTGGTCTGACCTGTCTGGAAACGAGGTTTCCGGTTCGGGCTATTCGGCTGGTGGGGCGGCGCTTGCGTCTATCACCCTGGGGAACGCTTCGGGGACGTTGAAGTTTGATGCCGCTGACACATCGTGGACTACGGCGACGATCTCGTCGGCGCGTGCGGCGGTCATTTACGATGACACGCTGACCAACGATCCTCTGATTTGTTTGGTGGACTTCGGTGCCGACTATGCGAGTTCGGCTGGTACGTTCCAGATCACTTGGAACGCATCAGGTATTTGGACTATCGACTTGACGCCGTAGGAGGCTGACTGATGGCTACTGCGTATCCCGCTGCTCTTGATACCGTAGGTTCCCAGCTTCGGACAGACATTGCGTCAACTGACGACCTGGATGACAGCGGCAAGGAGCATGACACTCAGCATGTGAATGTCAACGGCGCGGTTGTTGCGTTGGAAACGAAACTTGGTTTGACTGATTCCAATGCTGCTGCGAATGCTGTTCTGGTTGGGTCGGGTGCGTCTACTACTGCGTGGACTACGAGTCCTACTATTAGTGGGACGTTGACTGTTGAGACTGGGGTTGTTGCTCCGCTTCAGATCAACGCCCAGACAGGTACGACGTACACGTTCGTTCTGGCCGATGCTGGGAAGATGGTTACTTCATCGAACGGCTCGACGCAGACGCTCACGGTGCCGCCCAACTCGTCTGTTGCTTATGCAACTGGTACTCAGATCATCGTTCAGGCTATTGGGTCGGGTACTGTGACGCTGGCCGAAGGGTCCGGGGTGGACATCAACTCGAAGGACGACAACAAGGACATCGACGGTCAGTACGCTGCTGCGACGCTGATCAAGACCGCTACTGATGCTTGGTCGCTTATCGGCGCGTTGGCCTAATGGTTATTCGTCCTGTCGATCACGGGATTTTCGCTAGTTCCGTTGGTGGTGATACAGGCGCAGGCTACTTTGGTGGTGGGGGGAATCCAAAAACTGACACCATAGATAAGTTTGCTTTTTCCGACGATTCACGAACCACGTTAGGTACAGGGTTGTCATCAGTTAGATATGAACTAGCAGCGTTCGCCAACTCGGGAACCGCTGGCTATTTTGGCGGTGGTAACTCTGCTAGTTATGTAACCACAGTAGACAAGTACGCCTTCTCCGATGACAGTCGCACAACGCTGGGTACAGGGTTATCATCTTCTCGTCGCGCTCACGCTGGTATGGCCAACTCGGGAACCGCTGGATATGTAGGCGGTGGCACCGATGGTTCCGATGTTGACACCGTAGACAAGGTGGCTTTTTCCGATGACTCTCGTACCACGTTAGGGACAGGGCTATCTGTAGCAAGACGCAGCACCGCCGCGTTCGCCAACTCGGGAACCGCTGGCTATGTTATGGGTGGGCAATCATTAGGCGCTGACACAGTAGACAAGTTCGCGTTTTCTGATGATTCGCGTACCACGTTGGGGACAGGGCTATCTGTAGAGTCATCAAGTCACGCTGGTATGGCTGATTCGGGAACCGCTGGATATGTTGGTCGCATCGGGAGCGGCAGCGATGTAGACAAGTTTGCTTTTTCTGACGACTCGCGAACCACGCTAAGTGCGGGGTTATCTGTGTATCGGAATGGCCCCGGAGCGATGGCAAACTCGGGCACAGCGGGCTATATAGGTGGTGGAGGGAGCAGCGACGTTGTAGACAAGTGGGCTTTCTCTGACGACGGTCGAACCACGCTAAGTACGGGGTTGTCATCAGAACGGCAGGGTGGCGCGGGTATGGCAAATAGTGGAGATCTCTAATGAACATTTCTGAAGCAATCGCAGAGATTCAGCAGCCCCGCAGCCGCTACCAGTTGATCCATTTCGTGTTGGGTCAGCACGACACGCCAGAGATGCAGTTCTATCAGTTGTGTCTGGAACTTCAGGATATGGGGTACAAACTCCGCATGGCTGAGATCGGCGTCAGGAAGGCTGAGATTGAGATCGCCCGCCTGCTGGAAACGGGTGACGAACTGGACGCCTTGGAGGCTGAAGAAGCACAGGTCGGGCTGGAACAGACACTCATTGTGATGAAGGGTGCCCAGCGGGAGATCGCCATCTTGGAGGACATCTTCAACACCTGCCAGCACTACACAAGGGACGAGATCGAACACGCACAGCCTGAGTATTGGCAGGCCCGCCTGACCCGCCAGACGAACCTGCAGATGATGTCGGGGAACGTCCAATGGGCGCAGTTGGATTCGATGCGACAGATCGGCCTACTGGACGATCTCGTTGAGGCCCGCGAAGCGCAACTGGCCGAACAAGTGAAACTGGAGTTGGCCGAATGACCTACCTCAAATGGAAACTCTCCGACGACGGAACATCGGGGACTGGCCCCGAGGGGACTATTGCCGACCGTGGCGGTCACGCCGAAGCAGGCTGGGCTGTCGATGATGACGGCTACCGCATCGGCTACCTGACCCAGACAGCAGCGTTGACGGGTTTGGAAACGTGGGATGTCACCACTCAGACGGAGGCAGAAGCGTTGACGTTTTGCCAGCAGTTCTATGAGGACGCTGAGGTGCTGCCTGACGGCCGCATCTCAGGGCCACCACCAGAGGAACCTGTGTAATGGAGTGGATAGGCTTCGCAGGGCTGATAGCCGCCGCTCTCATAAGCGGCGTCTTTGCGGTAGTCGCCTCCAAGTACCGTCGTGAAAATACAGCGCAGCATGCAGCGAACCAGGTTCGCCTTGACGCCATCGGCCGTGACATATCTGAGATCAGCAAGGATGTCCGTTCTGTGCGTGAGTGGCAGCACCGTCACTTGGAGTGGCACGCCGAACAGGGAGGCTAGTCGTGTGGCCTATCTCCCGTACCGATTGGGATGCGAAGGCACCTCGTTGGACAACCAGACAGAAGCGTCCAGTTGACCATGTGTTCATTCACCACGGGGCAACCCTCTTAGAAGACCATTCCCAGGAGGGTGAGGCCCGGATCGTCAGGGCCTACCAGAGATACCATTTCGGAAAAGGCTGGGCTGACCTCGCTTATTCTTTTCTCGTTGGGGTCGAATCAGGCCGGGTCTACGAGGGGCGTGGATGGTTCAACCGTCCCGGTGCGACAAAGCATTGGAACCACCGGTCGTATGCGATCTGTGTGATCGGGGACACTACCCGGCAAGAGATTTCTGCGGCAGCGGTCAAAGCAATCAAAGACCTCATCGAACACGGGGTCGAACAAGGGTTCATTGTTTCTGATTTCAAACTGCGAGGCCACCGGGATGTAGCGAACAAGGATTGTCCGGGCCAGTCGGCTTACGCCAAGTTGGATGAGATGCACCCACTTGTAGAAGCCGGGAAGATACCGAAGCTGATCCCACCTGCTTTCACAAGGACGCTGAGGCTCCGCTGGCCGCGTTCCAAGGCACCTCTGGTCAAATGGGTGCAGGCAGCCGTTGGCGTGCCCCTGACAGGCTCCTACGACTGGCTGACGAGACATCATGTGTGCCGCTGGCAAGGTGAGAACGGGTTGAAACCTGACGGCGTGGTCGGCCCGGTCACCTACAACAAGATGTTTAGGGGCTGACATGGCCCACGATTACCGCCAGTCGGGCATCGACTACCAGGCGTCCGGGGTCACCTACCGGGGGGCGTTTGATGTAACGGTCACCCCGTCCACGGTTGCTGCTATCGGCGCTGTCCCGTCGGTCACCGTTCTGAGCATTTTCAATGTCAACGCTGGTGTGGTCGCTGCCACGGCAGCAGTCCCGGCACCGTCGCTTTCCACCGGGGTTGTTCTTTCCCCGTCGGCGGTTGCCGGCGTCGGTGCGGTGCCCGGGGCCACGGTCAGCGGCGGGGCTACGGTTACCGCTGCCACGGTTGCCGGAACCGGTGCCGTACCCGCACCGGCCTTCTCAACGGGTGCTGTCCT